ATTGTTATAGGTCACACCCTCACCATCAAGGATAGTTTGTAGTCGGGTCATGAACTGACCACACAAACTTGCCATGATTTTCTTGGACGTGTTGAACTCATACACACTACAACGAGAGTGTAGGGGTTCGATTACTTTGTTCTTAAAGTTGCAAGTCAGAATGAATCGACAGTTCTGAGAGAACTCTTCGATAAAACCACGCAGTGCGGGTTGAGTTGACTGTGCATTAAGGTAGTCCGCCTCATCAAGGATAACAACCTTGTAACCGCCTGAGAGAGAAACGGATGAGGCGAACTGTTTAATTTTACCACGTAGGGTGTCGATGTTACCCTCTTCTGAACCATTGATGACAATATAGTCAAGTCCTAGTTCGTCACATATCGCACGTGCGATTGTAGTTTTACCAGTACCCGCAGTACCAGTGAATAACATGTTGGGGATTTCGCCCGAGTCTACAATCTTTTGGAAAGTATCTTTCAGGTCTTGGGGTAGAACGGTAGTTCCAATTAGTCGGGGTCTGTACTTCTCAACCCAGAGGAATTCTTTAGACATAATGTCTCCATAATAATAAAAGTGTTTCTAATAATATACATTGTACACTATATGAAACAAATAGTCAAGAAAAAATTCGGGGGTGGAAAGGAAAGGAACTCTCACACCCCCACGTCACGAGGAACGCAACGTTTACTCTTCAACTCCTTGTTCGGATTGATACTCCTCACATAGTTGAATAATTTGAACCGCTTGGTCTCTTAGTTGACCAATGGTTGATAATTCCTCACCCTTGAATCCACCTCGTTGTACAACAGTATCAATTACTGCTACTGTAGAACGAGAAACTCTGTTACCAAGTTCATAGATTGAAGAGTGGTCTTTTTCTGCTTGTTGTGCTTTTGCCATCTTTATGCTCCGTAGTTAGATGTTTTTTCTAGTGCAATAAAGTATTCAATCGTGGATTGTTTACTTGCAAATTTTGAAATAAGTTTCGAACTGATACTTACATCAAAGTCTTCGTTGACAACTTTTATGTTACCAACATTCATGATGAAGTTGAAATCAACATCATCTGGGTACGTACCCTCTACATCAATAGAGAATACATTACTTGTTGCGTCTTTACTGTCAATGACTGATAAACGAATCGCACCCGTCACAGGTGTAATTGATATCTCATCGTGACCTAAAGCTGCAGCGGCACGTTTTACTTTGCCCAATGTATCTGTATCTAGTACAAAATTAACTTCTGCTTCTGGCATATTAATATTCTTGCCAGGCGAGGTTAACATCTCAGGGTCAGAGAAGAAGTACTTCACTGATGAACGTCCAGTTGAATCACCCACGGTCACAAAGTCCTTCTCGAACTTGAGTCGTGGTGAATCCACTAGGGATAGAACATTTAGAAATTCATTCAGGTCGTAGATTCCAAATGACTGTGGAAACTCTTCAGTAAGTTCAACAGTAGATAGAACATTACGTGCGACTGAAATAGTCTTTAGTGTGCTGCCTTCTGTGACAACAATGTTCGGGTTAATAGTTGAGTAGTTCTTTAGAACACTCATCGTAGTATCGGATAATTCCATAATATATTCCTCTCGGTTTTGTAATTTATAAAGTGTATGATACCATACGTTTCATTTAAAGTCAAGCCTTTATTTTACTAAAGTTCTTTTCTTTTACGAACTCAATCTTACGATGGAAATGTGCATCTTCGAGTTCACTCTTATGTGAGATAACAAAAACGTTTGTATCTTCACCTAGTGTAGAGATAATCTTCATGAGGTTTTCAATACCCTCTTCATCCAGAGATGAATCAAAAGTTTCATCAAGGACTAGTAGATTGGTCGCAACACTATTCTTCATCTTTGCAATCTGTCTCCACGTAAATAGTAGGGACAAGTCAATCCGTTGTTTCTCACCCTCAGAGAATGAGTCATACGAAAAGTTATCACGATGTCTTGAACGAATAGTCTCAACGAAACTTTCGTCCAAATCAAAGTGTACAAAGAAGTCTAGAATCTGTAGGTACTTGTTAGTCAACTGATTGATGACTGGTAAGTACTGTTTAATAATCTTGGTCTTAATACCAGTGTCTTTTAACAACTCTGCATACACTTGATTGTATGAGTGTTGTTCATTGAGTTTATACTTGGACTCTTGTAGGTCTTCCTTATCAGTACGCAAGGATTCTAACTCAGTGTTTGCTTCTGATAGGTCACCAGTACCTTCGTCAATCTTAGAAACCTCACCATTCAAGGTGTCAATGTTTCTATTGATACTCATAATCTCTTGAGTGTTTGCATCAATCTTAGATTGCCAATTGCGGATATTGTCTTGCATCTTATTGAGTTCTTCTAACTTTGCATCCAAGTCTGACTTACGTAGACTGTGCATTTCTAATGCACCATTAATAGTACCCGCACGAGTCTTACACTTGTTCAGATGAAACTCTTTTAGTTTCTGGTCGATGTCTTGGTCACAGGTAGGACATTTGTCATTCTCTTCAAAGAACTTTGCCTGTTTGACTACATCCTTCTGTTGTGTTTTAAATCCTGCTGCAAACTCATTGAGAGATTGTAGTTCCTTACCCACACTAACAATTTCGGTAGTGACTTCTTTAGATGCAGTGACTTCTTCAGTGACCTCCGCATTTGACTCATTGAGTACACGAATGTCTTCTTGTAACTGTTTAATAGTATCTAATTTCTGTTTCTTCTGGTGACTAGATATCGCACTCAGGTCACGTAGATACTTCTTTTGTGCATTGATTTTGGTATCAACTAGATTGATTTGATGTGAGTTGTTGTGTATTTGGTCTTTAAGAATAGACATCTTCTCTTTAAGAAGTCCGTTCATCTTAGAGAACATATTGATATCAAGTAGGTCTTCTATGACCTCACGTCTTGAACCGCCAGCTAATTGCATAAAGGGTACAAAGGATGACGAACCCAACACCACAATCTGGTGGAATGATTTATGAGATAACATAAGAATGTTCTTCTCAAGCATCGATTGATATTCTTTTGCATGGGAGTCTTGGTTAACCATATTACCATTGACCCATATCTCAAACTTATTAGGTTTGATACCACGGACAATCTTATAGTTCTGTTTACCAATAGAGAACTCAACTTCAACTATTGTACCTTTTTGGTTAATAGTATTTACGAGTTGTCCCTTAGAAATCTTTCGATGGGGTTTACCAAATAGTCCAAACGACAGTGCATCCAACATTGTGGACTTACCCGCACCGTTGTGACCAACCACTAACGTAGTCGGTGTGTCATCAAAACTTATATCAGTAAAGTTATTTCCTGTAGACAGGAAATTTTTAAATCTTAGTTTTTTAAAATTTATCATTGGGGTAGTATACCACCTTCATCATATAAAGTCAAGTCTAATCTTTTTCGGTCAGACCGCACCAGTTACAAGGTTCACCTATTGCAACACCCATTAAGGAAGATTCTACTGTACAGTAGTGTTCCCAGTAAGGGAATGGATGTTCTTTTTCCAAGTCTTCACCATAACGTCCACGGTCACGATTACCGTCACCATTTAATTCAGTCAAGTCTTGTTGTTTGTGTTTCTGATTCTTGTTACCAAAAATCCTGTCCCATCCATCACCGTATTCAGTACCACCATCGGGTTTAGTCTGAATACTGTCTCCAGTGATATCATTCTTAGTTGCCACTAAACTATCTCCATTGATTGAGCTTCCTTCATTAAGTGAGATACCTCTTTCTTAATGCGTCCTTTATCTAGGTCAGTATTAACATTGTCAATATAATCGTATACGAGTGTCTCTGTATCGTCAACAGATATATTACCATCGTCCACATTAGAACCTACAAATTCCTTAAAATCTTCTGCAATCTTTAGTTCGTGAATCTTCTGTGCTTGGACACGGTCAATAAATCGTTCGAACTCATATGGGTCACCCTTGTTAGTAACAATGACTTTGACGAACTTATTGTCAAGATACTTGAGGTCTTGAAACTTACGCATGTTCTCATGGTCGTAATATATCTTCTCATATATGGTAATAGGATTAACAATAGGTGTTAACTCTCTTGTTTCAGTATCAAGTACATGAAAGTGTTTAGGGTCATTACAATCGTTCCAGAAGAACTCCATCTGACTACCCAAGTAATAGATATTGTTTTGAGTTGATTTAGCATGGAAGTGACCAGTCAATACCATATCAAATCGGTCAAAGTGTTTCCTATCCATACCTTCCATACAAGGCATACCTTTGGACATCTCGAAACCTTGTAGTTCCAAGTGAGCGCCCACGATATCTGCCTTACAGTTTGCAAGGAATTCTAGTGAATCTTTTTCGTTCTCAGGATTAATCCAAGGGACAAGTGCAATACCTGTTCCATCGTAATCTATTACTGTTGGTTTCATAACAAGATTCACTTCATTCATATAGTGACCCTGTAGTTCTTTCAATGCATTCAACTCATTAGTATTCTTATAGTATACGTCATGATTGCCAGGAATTATATCCATGGTAATACCAAGTTCACGCATAGGTTCTAGGAATATCTTACGGTTATGTTGTAGTGCCTTAAAGTTGATTGTCTTACGGTTATCGTAGTAATCACCTAAGTGCAAGATATGTTTGATATCATTCTCAATCAAGTATGGAAAAAACACTTCTGCATAGAAACGTTCTTGATAATCCATAAAGATATCAGATGAATTCCGACAACCCGCATGGGTATCGTTTAATATAGCGATTTTCAAAGTGGTGTACCTTTACTTAGTTGCAGTATCTTTCTGTGCAATTCTTATTGCGTCTGCCATGGGTAGTTTACCCGCAGAATTGTTCTGCAATTTGATTGCTTTTTTACGTAACTTTTTACGGTCTTTCTTTAGTTCTTTGTAATTCATTTGGTCATTATACTCCGTCTAACATAAAATGTCAAGTCATATACGACTAATACACATAACCCACTTAGTAAGAATCTTATATCGAAAACAAGTGCCTCTGGTGAGAATGCGGGATATGATTGACCAAAGTTTGCCATTACATGCCACAACAACCAACTCCACATAAGTGATTGATATTTGTAGTGTATGTGTTTACTTATAAACGGTGAGACTGCAAGAGCAGTATATGTAAACATCATGTGACCATGAAACCCGATAATGATATCTGATATTAACATGACCAGTAACGGTGCAAACCAAACCCACATGTTCTTAGACAAATATGGTGATAGTACAGCAAGTCCCAATAGAGGTTCACTATTAGGGGGTAACGGTAGTAATCGACTGACTACTAACGCACCCAATAATATAAATCCTACTTTCATTAATCTTCTATGAAGTCACCCAAGTCAGAGTCTACTTTTACAGTTCTCCTCTTACGTTCCTTCTTAACAATTTCTTTCCATTCCCTATCTCTGTCTTTGATTTCATCAATACGGAATCTAAGTTGGTCAACAAATGCGGCAGCAACTTGATTTGATTGTGCGTCACCTAACTCTTGGTCAAGGAAGTTTTCGATACCAGATTGTTCCATATACTTCATCTTAATATCTTGTTGTTTCTTTTCTTTCTCAATCCTACGTAGGAATGCAAACCATGAAATCTGTGTAAAGTATGCAAACGCATTTGGTTTACCTGTACGTGTTGCAGCTTCAATATTATAGTTCTGAATTGCTTTTAGACAGTTCTCTACTGCATCCATTACCATCTCTTCACGATATGTATATCGAACGAAGTTTGCCTTATGTGATAATCCTTCACAAATCTTTAAAAAACACGTTGCAATATAATCAGGAATGATGGGTTGTTTTCCACCAGACTCTTTTGCTTCTTTTACAAGTGTACAGTAGTCTACAACTGATTGCGAGAACTGTGCATTATTAACGTAATGCGGTTTATCTTTTGGTTTAATCTTTTCCGTCTTTGCCATTTTCATTTTCCATTATATGTCGTAATTGACTGCTGCTGAATCTGTGATGTCTACTATTATAGTATATCTCTCTGCAATTGTCAAGTGCTAGTTGCTTACCAGTGAAGTCTTTATCTCTGTACTCCTCTCCAATTATTCTGATATCATAGTGAACCAGTTCTAATAGGTCTAGTAAATCCGATTCAGTACTGTAGGGAATAATTTCATCTACGTATTTACATGCATCTACCTGTATATATCTTTCAGTTATAGATTGAAGTGGGGAGTTCTTTTCGGGTCTGTCGATACTAGGGTCTACCTGTAATCCTATAATAAGATAATCACAGACAGTCTTTGCTTCTCTTAACATCTGAACATGTCCCGCATGGAACAGGTCAAAGCATGAAAAAGTAATACCGATTTTTTTTAAATTAGGGCTTGACAAAAGTTGTTTCTCAGTGTATAATAAGCTTAGCGTTCGGGGAGGCTGAATACTACAGTTCCAGCAACACAATATCGGTAATCTTCGAATGGTAATGATACAGTTTCATGTATCAAATGACTTCTAAAGATAACTAATTTCCCATGTTCAATTTCTAA